CTTTTCCTAAATTGAAAAACACTTCTTAGTTTAGTTATTGAGTTGAGTATTGCACCACTACTTCCAGCTCCTGATATACAGTCTCCATGAGTAATAAGAACTACTTTGTCGTGTACTTTGAAAGTAGTCATAAAGCTTCTAGGAATATGAAACTCTATATTTTCTTGGTTCTTACAAAAAGAAGCAACCCATTGGTAAAGCATATAATCCCAATCCATATACTTATCTTTCATAGGTGGCTTTCTTGTCATCCTTCCATGGTTACCAACTACACAAGGTACTTTGATTTTTGAGTAATGTGGGGCTAAGTACATCAAAGCTTGTCCAATAATACTAGCTCCTCTAATCATTTGTTCCATACAGTTAGCCATATTAGACCTAGCTAACTCTTCATGTATATCTCCACTAATCATGTCACCTAACATAGGTATAATTAGTTCATCTACAGGGGCTATTTGTCTTCTATAAGATGTGTGCTTTAGTATTTGGTTAGCCCAACCATACATACGTTTATTGAATATCTCAAAGTTATATTCATTCAAGCCACGCATTTGGTCTTTGAATACATGTTCCCCTATGTGAGTGTCTGATAAAGGGGTAACCATCACTTGTGCTTGATGACCAAAGGGAGTTTTGTCTGTTTTTTCTATGTGTTTTAGAGGGACCGCAGGAAACGATTTAGTAAACTCTTGTATAGTATCAACAATAAGTTCTTGTTTAGTGTTTTCTTTTAAGGATTTTTCATAGAGTTTCTTATAAAACTTTGCTTCACTTTTTTGGGTAGCAACTTTTTTATCTAGCTTAACTCTTTCAGCTAAACTATCTTCTGGATGTAAGACCTGCTCTTCTTGAACTCCCTCTACCTCTTTGTCGTGCCAACGTTGAATTGTTGTCCGATGAGTATCGGTCCCGTACTCCTCGTTCATCCAATTTGCTATCGCTGTCCACGTAGCTCCTAAAGCTCTTCTTCTTATTATCTCTGATTTTGCCTGCTCTGGAATCATAATTCCTCCTAATCTTTACTACTAAAATCTTACCACAAGTAAGACATTGCAAGTCCTTATCTTCGTTTATGTACATATGTCCTTGACACTTAGTACACATTCTATCATATAATTTCATTTAAACAAAGGGGCTATCTTTATCGTCTTCTTCTTCAGCGTCTATCCGACCAGCTTCTTGGTCTCTATAACCTCCAGCAACAGTAGGTCCAGATTCAGTTCCAGAACCATATGATAACTGAACACTAAGTCCTGCAGGAGCAGTTTGGGACGCATCCCCTTTTTCATCAGGTTTTTCACTCTTCACATTTTCAGAATCATCTAAGTTTCTAATTTTAGATTCCATATCTTTTTGTTCTACATCTGCCTGCTTATCAGGTTCCGCATCATACTTTAGTGGATTACGAAGTCCATCTGTTTGTTTAGTTTGGTCATTTATAGATGTAGAAGATGTTTGCTGTCTAAACTTTATATCATCTTTTTGTAGTTCTTCACGTACCCATTTTATTAGCTCGACTGTAGAAGAATTAAATTCCTTTTGCATTTTTCGTTCAGGAGAATGGTCATTTAGAAACAATCCTAACCTTTCAACTCCTGTTCTTTTTTTACCCTTACGTTTTTTCTCCCATCTTTTTTTACGTTCTGACCTACCACCGTAACTAGGAGTGAACACCCCTGAGTCTTGGGATGTAAATACCGTTCCTGCACCGCCCCCAAATGACCCGGAAGTAGCTGCTCCACCCCCACCGCCATTTTCTTTCAGCAGTTTTTCTAATTCAGGATGAAATTTAAAGGTTACTTTTTTTGCATCTTTTTTCACTGATTCACCGTCCACTAATATTTCAATAGGATATACTTCATCTAATGTATTATACCAATAAGCTACTTCATAGCCACCGTCATCTAATAATTTTACAAACAAACCTCTATCATAACTTGGTCCATCTTCCATGTCTGTAGCTCTAAGAACTTTGGTTTCACCTCTAGGTAATAATAAATCATGTTTTATATCTTCAGACTTTTGTTTCTGCAATTCTTTCTTAGCAGCTTTTTTATACGAGTCGTTTTGTCCTCGTGGGTTTGTTATCCAAGATTTATTCATCTTCTATATCAATCTCTGTAGGTTTAGTTGCTTTTCGCCCTTCTTGTTTATATCTACTAAATCTTGTTGCATCCCCAAACACTGCCTTACTCACAGTTGTGACTCCATTAGCAGACAACTCAGCGACATAATCAACATTGTTTTCTGAAAACCACATCTGTGATAAATCATCTGAAACTTGTTTTATAACAGGAGCCCCAAAACCCTTTTCATTCAAAGATTCAACCCATGTCTTAGATAAAGTAAGTTCATTTTTTTCTTCTCTAGCCTCAGCGTATTCATCAATATCTCTTTCCTCGTCTGGATGTTTGTCCGACCAATCGGGGGTTACTCCCCCAGTCCGACCTTTAAACTTTCTTTGTGAAGGAGGTACATAAGCTTTTTGCATAGCTTGTATGCCTACAGCATCAGATGGTGCTTGTACCTCACCACCTTCTCCCTCAGCACCTTCTTGACCTTCAGCTGTCTGTAATTGTTGCATAGCTGCCTGTTCTTCAGCTTGTTGCTCGGCTTGTTGTTGTGCCAAAGCTTGTTGCTCTTCTTCCATTTCAATCTGTTTTTTCTGCTGCTCTAATCCCATGAGTTGTTGTTCACCCTGCATCTTCGCAGTTGGTACAGGCTCTCCACTTACAACAAACTCTGCTTCATATAAATCAACATCTTGTTCTTTTAGTTTTATATCAAAACCTAGTTGAGCAAATTGATTTACTATCTGTATTTTTTGTTGAGCAAAACTTAGTCGGGTGTTCTCTGCTTTTTCTTCAGGCTGTGGAAGTTTCAAATCATAATCAGTAATTCCAAAAGCATCTAAAAGTTGAGGAAATATCTTTTCATGAAATAGTCTTTGGTCTCCTTCAACCACACGACTCATAACTACTAGTTGTTGTGTTTGTGTAGACATACCTCCAAAAGCTTCTGGGGCACCCTGCCAAGCTGGGGTAACACCCCACATAGCAGCTACACGTTCTCGTATCTCATCTCGAACAGGTAGGTAATCCATTTCTTGTAAGGTATGGAATAGTCTAACCATGTCTACTCTACCTCTTTGGTTTCTAGCAGATACTGCTACCATCGGTATATAGTTAGGGTCCATCCTAGTTTGAGCCGCTATATGCTCTCGTTCTTTTCGTAGGCTCTCTGGGTCATCAGTAGTTACCATTAACATACTTGCAGGCATCTTTCTTTCAAAGAAATACCTATATAAGTTTTTATCCATACCTACTAACGTCAATGCCTTCTCAAAAATAGTTAGTATTGGTGACCACCCATAAGTTTCTGATGGAGCAAATTTCGATAAGTGAATAATCTCAGAGTCAGTGAAATACATATGCTGACTTCTGTGGTAATACTTATACATAGCTGGGTGTAATGTTACATTACAGGTTTCTCTTTCACACTTACCAGCTGCTTCTTGTACTACTTCTCTATGAATAGGACATATAAAATGAGAGTTCTTAGGTAACCCTGCTTGGTCTAAATCAAATTCTACTAATGCTGGATTTAATCTTCTAATTTCTAAAAGTTTTGACCTAACCTCTCCATCACCAACATCTTTATATTCTTTAGCCATATATAAAAAAGCATCGTCTAAAGAGTTTACATCAAAGTGAAATTGTCTGAATACCTCTTCCATACTTTGGTCAAACACGTTACAATCTTTTAACCATTTCATTAATCTTTTACGTTGGTCTGTGTCTGGATTTTCTTTGTTAGGTACTATTTCAATACCTCTTCTAAACACTTCACCAGTAATATGATTTAGAGGTCCTCTGATTTCTTCTACAGACAAAGTTATGGTCTGTAAATCTTGGACTAGTTGTTGCCTGTACGCCATTTGGTGACGTACCCATGTATTTACCACATGGTCTAACCCTACTGTAGGGGCTGCTCCAGTTTCTCCAGTAGATTTCATAACATCTAACAGACTTATTTGTTTATTCAAGTCTGCCATTGTTTGTTGCATCTGGGGAACTTGCGGTAGATATTCAGATAATTTCATTATTAATCCCTGCTTAGTTTAGTCATATCTTGCATTGATACTAACTTTAGTATGTTGTCCATAGCTTTTTCTTTTAGTTCAAACTCTTCCGAACGAGAAGCTGCTTTTTCAACAACTTGTTTTTCTTCCGTTAGATTATTTAGTTTTTCTTCTAATTCTTCAATTTTTGCGTCTCTGGTGTCAATCGCATACTCTAATTCAGATGTATCAGCGTTGGAACCAAAATTCGCATTTTCTAAAATGCCAGCACTACCAGCTTCTTTTATTAGTGCAATAAATTGCCCCTCAGATAATGCTACTACCGCTGGACTATCGTCCGGAATATCATCATCAGCATTCAACATTTTTAGGTCTGCGTGCCAAGTATCTAATATTCTCCAAGTATTCGTATCATCTTTGATAGCTACATACTGTTGACCATTCTCATTCATCATGTTTCCTAATACCATAGGTCTCTCCTAAAACTTTTCTATCTTTATATTATACTATATTTTTCGTATTTATCTTCGTTTAGACAATTCTTCACGAAGTTGGTTGTTTTGATGTACATATTTCTCTTGTAAATCTGTATACAAAAGTGTCAGTTTATCAATTTTTTCAGTTAATAACTCAATTTGTTCTTTTAGTTCATCCTGACTATCCATTATATTGGATATGCCATTCATCTCTTCTTGATGATTATAGAACTGGTTATCAAAGTTATTTCTTTGTTCCTTGTCCATTATGTCTCCTTATGCAATAAGACAAACACTATACCCACAAGACTTACAAGTTTCGCACCCCGATTCAAACACTACATTGGGTGTATCACAACAATTATGTTGTGGTACTCTATAGTTCTCTTTCTTTGCTATTGCTTCTTCTTCAATATCAAAACCATCTAAAAGTGGTTGTTCAGCTTTTTCTTTATTACCTTTTACTAAAACTTCTTTCTCTCGACTTCCTGCCCTGTAGACAGTTATCCCCTTACATCCTTCCTTCCATGCTAACATGTAAGCATTTTCAACATCTTCTTTGGTAGCACTATTAGCGAAATTTATTGTCTTAGATATACCTGAATCTACGGCTTCTTGAAATGCAGATTGCATAAGAACATGGTCTTCAGGAGATATGTCGGGAGCAGTGGCATACACTGCCTTTATCCAATCAGGAACATTTGGTACAGACTCTAACGAACCCCCTTCAGCCAAATAATCCATCAAATCTTCGGAATAAAAACCATATTTCTCAGCATCTGCCTCGAAGTATTTATTTACGTAGTTCAAAGTTTTGCCTTCTAGTATATTTTGTTTTTTCCAAGCTAACGCAAATGTAGGTTCAATCCCACTAGATGTGTCAGCTATCATTGATATTGTTCCTGTAGGAGCAACTGTTAATCTACAATGGTTCCTATAGGCTTCTGTTTCCTTATCGTAGTTACTTTTATCCCATGCAGGAAAAGTACCTCTAACCTTCGCTAACTCTAGTGACTCATCATCTGACCATTCTCTAATCTTAGTCATTAGTTCTGCTCCTATTTCTCTAGCAGTTGAAGAATTATATGGGACATGCATTTGAATCAACAAATCTGCAAAACCCATAACACCTAGCCCAATCTTTCTAGTAGACTTAGTCATTTCTTCTATTTCAGGTGTGGCGTATTTATTTGCATCTATAACGTTATCTAAAAAATGAACAGATGTTCGTGTAACCTTCTCTAAATTTTCCCAATTTATTTTTTCTTCCCACCCATGTGTAGGTCCATCAGCTTTTGTATAAAACTTTGCTAAGTTTATAGAGCCTAAGTTACAAGACTCATTACCTAATAGTGGTTGTTCGCCACAAGGATTGGTAGCAATCATTTCCCCATATTGTTCAGTCACATGGTTGTCTTTATTTACTTGGTCTAAGAAAATCATTCCGGGTTCACCGTTATTCCATGCCCCCTCTACAATTTTAGCAAACACTTCTCTTGCGTTTAATTTACCCACAACTTCATTACTTTTAGGGTTTATTAGATTATAGTCCATGTTACCTTCTACAGCTTTCATAAAGTTGGAATCAACACCAACAGAAATATTGAAGTTATGTATTTCTCCTTCAACTTTTTTACAGTCTATGAAATCTAATATATCTGGGTGATAAATAGACATTACTGCCATATTTGCACCATCCCGTTTTCCACCTTGTGTAATCATAGATGACACCCTTGAAAGTGTCTTTAGTACTTCTATAGGACCACAAGCAATCCCATGAGTAGATTGAATTTTATCTCCTTTAGGTCTTAACTTAGATAAAGCAAAACCAGTACCACCCCCAAATTTTTGAACCATAGCACTATCTGTTGCAGCTTTCATTATGCCTTCCATACTATCTTCTAAAGGTAAAACAAAACATGCTGACAAGGTTCCTTGTTCCGTACCAGCATTCATTAACGTAGGAGAGTTTGGGACAAATTCTAAGTTTGACATAATTGTATAGAAGTCTTTAGCAGTCAAATCAGCTTCTACATCTAACCCCATATAGTCTTTATCTATTTTAGCCACAGCATTAGCTACTCTCTCGAACATTTGTTCAGGAGTTTCTATTACCTCATTGTCTGAGTTCTTTAAAAGATACCTGTGATTTAATATGACAGTTGCTTGGTCTGTGATGGCTGGGGTGTTTAAATTAAAAGTTTTATTTTCTATTGTCATTGTATATTCTCCTATTTTTCTTACTTACTGTCTGTGTCCGCAGTACAAACATAATCCTCTTTCAGGAACCCAGAAATTAGCGTTACACACAGTCTCTTTGCATTGGGGGTTTGGAGCTGACTCAGCTCTCTCCATTGCATTTACAGGTTCCATTTGTAACGGATTTGGTTGGGCTTCTCCTTGGATTAGACCAGTTTTTTCGTCACGTTGTTGTCTCCTACTCTCAGGGGTCTCTCCGGGACTAATTGCATTAAACCAGTCCGCTGCACTTCCCAAATCTACAAACTTATATGCTGTGTCATGTACAGCCTGTAAAGCCATGGCAATTGAGAAAAAGGCATCCCCATGTCCTAGTGGTGTGTCGGGTGCTTTCAATTCATTACTTACAGACAGTATCTGCTGCTTCTGTCTTTCGTCTTTGATTAACTTTATTTTACCACCGTGAACAAAATTTTCGAAGACTGAAGCCATAGTATTTTTACTTTTTTGAGAGAAATGCATCCCTCTCCATCTAGCGTCTAATCCTCTGTCTTCTAACTCCCCACGTGTGTTATCTATATACCCTGAAGTCAAATCAAAATTGTCTGCGACTTCATTCAAATATTCTATTTGGTCAGAGTAACTCCAACCATCTAAAAACGAATGATGTATCTGTACTATATCATCCCCGCTCTTTTTAAACAACACCAAATGTGATGGATGTTTTTTCTTACCCACATCAAAACCACCAAAAACTTGGTCACCAGTTCCCCAATCTTTATATTTTTTGGTAGCTGGAACTGACCTTAAAGTAATATCCTCACATTTTTCTATATCTTCAGAATCAAAATATGACTCAGTCGCAAAGTGTGGCACCAACATAAACTCTGAAGCAAATAGAATATT